TCTTTTTTCATTTAAAACAATCCAATTAATTTCTTGTGCATAGGTGTTTCCTACGTTTTGAAAACAATCATCCTCATCATATTTCAACTTTAACATATATATTTCAAGAGGCGCAAGTGTTGAATCATCTTGTAGTTTTTTAGTAGTAGTTACCTTTATTACCTTTCCAAATAATCCTTCTAAAACCAATTTGTGAGTTTCAGTACCATCTAAAGTTCCAGTAGTTCCAAATCTATATGCAGTGTTTCTACTTTTATTCATAATAGATGTTAAGGATTTTGATTTAAACCCATGACATTCATCACCAAAAATTACACCGAAATTTGAAAACCATGGTGCAGGTAGTTTGTAAATAGATTGCCAAGTTGATATAATTATTCTTTCTTTTATTCCTTTTTTTGCTTGACCAGAGTAAATAAAATGGCAATCCTTTTCTATATTAACACTATTATCGTGTGAAGAATAATCACTAAAATCTGCAAACATCTGTTGAACAAGAGAAGTAGTTGGAACAATAACCAAAACATTATCGTGATGATTTTCCATATACCATCTCATTAAAACATATATTATCAATGATTTACCTGATCCAGTTGGTGATAATAAAAGAGACCTTCTTTCTCTTATGGCAGAACACACAGCATCAAATTGATAACTTCGTATAGATATTGGTTCTCCACGACTCCTCAAATTTAAACTTTCAATAAAATCCATAATTTCTCTTGGATTTATTTTATTAAAAACTTCTGGTGGGCCGTACTCCCCATCTTCATATTCTAATTCATATCCTCTTTCTTTAGAGAATATTTTTAGTTGATGTAATAATCCTGATGGCAATTCATGAGATAGAGCATTAAATATCTTTATCTTACCATCCCACATCTTTGATTTATATTTTGGCATGTACTTATATCCTGGAACAAAAAACGAAAAATATTCATTTAGTTCTTGAATAATACCATTATCACAACCTAACAGAAGAGAACATTCATTCTTCTTCTGTACTACTATCTTATCCACCGCTTTGATATACCTTCCACTTTATTATATTGCTTATTGTTTGATGCCGCCAGCGTAATGTCTCTACAATTTCTTGGAGCGTTTCAATCAATGTCTTATAATAGATTATTTTTTCTTCACTTTTCTGAATATCTGGATCAGAATCGTAATAATAGTTCATATCACCCTTCATAATTTTCATACCATCAAATGGGTCAAACTCCCAATTCTTTTCAATAATTTGGTTTTCAGTCATCTTACCATTATAATATAGCCACTTATCTTTGAGAAGAATTTTTTGATTCATCTCAGCCCGTTTCTTTTGAAGTTTATATACTGAAAGTAATTGCAAATATTTTGCATGTAATTTCGCAATGTCCACACTAGATTTATCTAGATTATGCTCATCAATATTACAGTCGTTTGACCAATGTTCAAGTATTTCTTCAAGGTTAAGCAATCATATTCTCCATAATGTATTAGTAATATATAGGTCTATTTTATCTCGTAATATCCAATCTTAAAGTTTACTGGAAAGGTAATTACAGGTGATGTTTCGGAAGTTGCTTCCATTAACACTGTACCAATGCTAGTGGGAACACAATCAATATATCTAATCGTCCTCACAACATTATTGTGACTACTAGTTATGGTTAAAGTTATGTCTAATTCTTGTGTTGAAGAAACAGATGCTGCTTTATCCATAGGAGATTTATATTTTGTCTCAACCAAAGAACTCAACAAGTTAAAAACTTCAATATAAGTTTGCATATTTTCATCAACTAAAATATCCATCGCCAAGTCTTCAAAAGTTAGTGTATCACCTGGAATTGAAATGCTTGAAATTCTCTTGAATGGTACACTTGGTGCTTGAACGCTTACACCGGGATGCACAATTCTTTGAGCGAAGAACTCAAGGTTTCCAAATGTGCTATGGTTTATAACTACCTTAAAATTGGTAGGTTGAAGATAGTTCATATTTGTGGTAACTGTTGCCATCTGATTTTATCCAATTATATCCAATTATATCCGATTATATCTATATTTATACTTGACATACCTATAAAATTATAGTAATTATAATTGTAACAAAAGAGAAAGAGAGAATCATATGACTTTTGTAGTTCACACTCAAGTTCTGGAAAATTATGGCGCACATGCAGAGGATGGAAAATTCTCAAGTGGTAATGCTTACTGGAAGTTCAAAGGTGGAAACACTTATATTGTTTCTGACGTTGAACGTGAGCAAGATGCAGTTGCTTTCGTAATGGCTGCTTTCTGCGAAAACAATGTGGCATGGAAAGAATATCCTTCTTCAAATACGACTGTTGATGAGTGGTTGCAAACACTTGAAGAAGATGATAAATCCTATCGCGATTTTCAAAAGGAAATGGCTTTGAATGTTTCTCCCCATAATGGAAAAACTGTCAAGGTAGGATTTTCTTCCTAATTACCATAAAAAAAGCAGTGCCGTAGCACTGCTTTAAAAGTTTTATAGAGGGCGAAATCGTTAATTGTTTCGCCCTTCTTGTGCAATACTATGCACCCAGAATGTTGTCCACTCTGAAGATTCTGTAGTATTGGTTTGTTTGCTTTGTTGCAAGACCGTTTGCTGGCGAAGAACCAACAAATGGGTTTGATACCATGCCGTAACGAGTTTTGAAACCAATTTTTGGCTGGAAATCATTCTCACCAACGGCGCGAACCATTGTGAGAGGTACATATGGGCAATAGAAGATACCAGCATCATATGCATTTGTACCTTTATAACCTACAGTGATGTAGTCAACAGTGGCATATGGGTCAACATATACTTTTGTGCGTCCGTTAAGAACACCAGCAAATGTGTTACCAGTGTCATCAACATTCAAGTTGGTTGACATTGCTGGAGCATAATCCAACATACCAGTTGCTGCCAAGCACGATGCAACATCACTAGATGTGATGATGAAGTTACCGCGACCTCTACGAGTTTCTTTGGCAATGTTATTGGCTTCACGCTCAATTTGAACCATGAGACCTTTAAACTTCTCAACGCTCCAACGACCATCAGCATCTGTTTGAAGATCAAAAACACCATTCAACAAAGTGTTACCAGTGGATGCACCAGTTTTTGCTTGTGAGTTGATGGTACGAATAACTTCGCGGTTGATTTCCGCGAGGATTTCAGTTGAAAGAATGTTGGCGAGTTCGCTTTCAGCGTCCAGACCATGAATTGCTTTCAAATCCTGTGCGAGTTCAAGCGAATATTCTGCTTTCAATGCGCGTGTTTTGGCAGATACAGTTGCTTTTTCAATGGTGAAACCCATTTCAGCAAATGCACTTGCACCAGATGTTCCAAGTGCTTCGCCATTTGCAAGCGACATTCCTGGAGTACCAACAGCAGGATCATTACGGTTATTGTCAATGCTTGAGTCAGGTGTTCCTGAATCTGCTACACCAGAAAGACCAGAACCATCGGCTACCATGTTTGCAGCAGAATCTCCAGAGAAAGCAGTTACTGCTTCATTAAAGAGTGCTTCATCATTTGCACTTGCCCCACCGCGAGAAGTTTCATAGGTTGATTTCATTGCGAAAATCAGACCAGTTGGACCTGTCATTGGCTGAACACCACATACATCATATGCCATCATGTTTGGCATTGCGCGGCGAACCAACGAAATAAGTACAGGGTTCCAGTTAGCAACATTTGCTGTGTTGTTTGCTGGTGCTGCTTCTGTCAGTTGACCGAAACCACCTTGTTGTGTTGCTTGCTCACGCAAAGCAATTTCTTGGTTTTCAAGCACAACAGCAGTAACTGCTTTGCGGTGCTTGTCTTGGATGGAACCAGCAGATTCTTCATTGAGAACCGGACCCCATTTTTCAATCAGTTGATTGTAATTCATTTCCATAATGGATACTCCTTAGTTACTTGCTTTAATAGCAGCGACATACTTAGCCATGCTATCTGATACGTTTACATCTACATCCGTATCTTCTTGGGTTTCTTCTGTAAGTGTTTCTTCTACGATAGCAGCAGGTGCGACTGCTGGTGTACCATTGAAGTAAGACTCTTTGATGGTGTCAACTTTAAATTTGAAATTATCTTCATTTTCAAATTCTACGCCTTCAACCAGTTTTTCCAATTTTGATGCTTCAGTACTAGCAAGATCATATGATGCTTCTGCAATAATAGCAGAACGCTTCAAATTAGAAATTGTTTCGTTCATATCAACATTGGTTTGGGTTTGCTTATTCAAAAGTTCTTCTAATTCTAGAACTTCTTCAGCGAGTTGGTCTACTAAGTCAACTTTGGTTTCTGGAACTTCAATGTAAGATTCCGTGAACAAGTCTTTCAACTTACCCATGAAGCCTTCAGCGATTTCAGTGCGAATACCTTGCTCTACAGCAATACGGTTTTCTTCCATCCATTGTTCAACAACGTAGTTTAAGTAAGAATCAATCTTGTCTACAAGGTCACCCTTTGCTTCATTGATCGCTTCTTCAGTCTCTGTAGCGTATTGCTCTTCCAGAGATGTGACTTTTTCTGCGAATGCTTCATCCAATTCTTGAACTTTAGTTGCAACTCTTGTAGTAAGTGCTGCCTCAAAAATTGTACTTGCTTTTGCTTTAAAGTCTTCTGATAGAGATTCATCAGCAGAAATAAGGACTTCCAAATCAGCAGTAGAAGTATCTTCTACCATTGTTTCTTCTTCCATATCTACTTCAATTTCTTCACCCATCATTTTTTCATATGCTGCTTTGATTTCAGTCTTGGTTTTCATACCATTCATTTTATCAGTCATAGCATTAACCATACCCGCCTTAGTTTTAGGGGGGGATGCTTTTTTAGTAACTTGAGCCGCTTTCTGAACAGATTGTATGGAATCATCTTCCGCACCTTCTGGATCATCTGAAAGTGATGCTTCAGTTACTTCTTCGTGAGATTCCACAATTTCGTTGTCATCATGGACCTCAAGTTCCTGGTCTTGTGTTTGATCAGTCATACTTGACTCCTTTTTATTTCAGCAACGAGAGGAAATTTTCAAACCCACGAATTTGCGCTTCTTGCAAACCTTTTGATGGAGTTCTTTTTATTTCAGTCTCTATTTTTTCAATTTCTTGAGGTTTAATCATTCCATTATCCCATACCCAGTCTACACCTTCCATTATTCCATTAACGAAAGCATTAGGTGCGCTTGGGTCTTGAACAATGTCAACGGTGTTAAGAATAAAATCATCCTTAACTTCCATTATTCCATTACGTTTCTCAAGACTTCCCATACCACGAGTCGAAACACCTAGTTGACAACCACCATCAAGTAAACCCTTAACAACTTTACCCATAGGAGTGTCTAATATAAGTGCTTTACCCATCACATCATTTCCCTCAAACTTGAGGTCCGTAATACGATGGGATACCTTATCCAAGTTAACAGTTGGACCGTCTGGATGATTTAACTCACCTACAGCGCGTCCAGTTTTAACTTGTTCTTTTACATATTTGTTGATCGCATTTTCCATAATAGGCTTTGGATACATACGACCATTTCTATTCTTTGCTTCTGCTTGTGCAAAAACGCCTTCTATTTGATAAGACTTTTCACCATTTTCTTTTGCTTCAGTGATTAAATCTAACGCACCGTCACAGTACTCAGCAATTAGTTTCATGTCTTATCCTTTATATTGCTTAATGAATTCTTTTGCCATGGTCATCGCTTCTTTTTCTGAACTATAATTGTCCAAATGCTCACCATCAATATCAACTTTAAATTCTTTTCCTACTTTTTTAATATCAACTTTAGCACCATCTACTTTCATAGATTTTTCAATTAGTAGGTTTTCTTTTAATTCTTTAAAAGTTTTCATTAAATTAACTCTTTTTATTAGCCTATAGTTTATTTATATAAATTTATTCTTCAGATGTTGCATTCGCAAACATTTTTTGGCCCATAGATATTCTTTCCATATCTAGTGCGCTTTTGATTTTATCACCAAGCATATCACTAAAAACTTCACCAGCAACTCTAAGATTGCCATCATGGATAGCATCAATCATATCAAGTGTAGGAGTTTCTTCCACTTCTATATCTTCTTCTGCACTAGTATCAATAGTTTCGTTTTCACTGCTTTCTACATCATTAGTCTCATACTCTACTTCAAAATCTTCATCTTCCATTTCAATATCTCCTTATTATATTGTTATTTATACAAAATAGTTTTTTCAAATTAATGCCATCCATCACTATCAAAATACCCATCTGCTGTGGGAAATATATGTGGTATAATTAATTCTGTTCCTTCTGCCGTTAAAAACGCACTATCTACTGAAGGTGTTGAACCGAATATCATAGCAATTCCAGGACCACCACAAACTCCCCATGCTCCTGTACTTCCATCAAATGCAGCAGCACCACCGCCGCCACCGCCCCAATTTTTTGGATTATAGATTCTACCATGTGTACCAGAACCACCATCACTAGTAGTTCCTGTTTCTCTTGCATTTCCATCTTTTCCACCATAAATCCCATGACCACCTGCTTTTGAGTGAGAGCCTTCACCACCATCTTTAGCACCATCAGTTTTATTAGTGTTTGTGAGTTTGAAGTAAGAATTTCGTGTATTTTTTGTATTTGAATTACCGACAAAAACATTCTTTTTCATTGATATGTTTCCAGTTGTTACAGTGCTAGATGTTCCAAAAGGAATACCTTGGGCGTCTTGAAACCCAGTTTCTGCGACACCTGTAATCATACCTCTATCCATTGTATACTTTGTTGCCATATCGTAGGAAGAATCAAAAATACCTCCACCAGAATTTCTTTGAAAATTAGTACTACTTGCGCTTGATGGTGATACTACTGGACCTCTTGCCCCACCACCAGAAGCAAGAACTCCAGTACCACCATTTCCATTAGAAGGAGTTTGACCACTTGCCCCAAAACCTTTTCCACCAACAGGGTCTAAAACTGTTCCACTTGACCATGGACCAAATGTATAATTAAATGCACCTACTCCACCACCGCCACCGCCGTAATCGCCGCCAGTAAACGCGACTATAATACCACCATCACCGCCTGTTGAAGTTTGAATATCATCATTATCTGGATAATCATTGAATATACTATTTTGACTTCTCTTATGTGTCGTATTAAACAATTCAACAGTGCCGCCATCACTAGCGATACCAGAATTATTTATTAGACCATCACCACCCCTACCGCCATTGGCTTGCACAAAAACCTCATAAGAACTTCCACCACTTGGTTTTACCTTTAGTTTTGTTGAACCACCACTTGCACCATCACCTGTTGATCCTCCTGCACCCCCTGCACCAACATCAAATACCCATTTATCTCCAGCATTAAATGGAATTCCTTTTGGTATATAAACCACTGATCCACCGCCACCACCGCCTCCTGGTGCAATTCCAGCACCCCCACCGCCAGCAACAATAATACATCCAAAATGTTTTCCAGCGAAATGTGCTGGTGGAGTTACATCATATGAGACAGTTGCACTAATATTTTCCCCAGATTGTCCAGTGACTATTGCACCCCAATGTGTTCTAAATGGTTCTGCTATTCCATCACCAGCACCTTGAAAATCTAGTATTGATATTTCACCGCTTGTTGGAATTAAAATTGATTCA